TTGGTGGTGGATTTGGTCCTTAATTTTTAATAACAATTTTTCTGATCGGACTTTATATTTATGGCAATTAACCTTTTTGGTTTAGTGATTGGTCGTAGTCCTGGAAAAGATCCATCGGATGGAGACAGCGATAAAAAAGTTGTTTCGTTTGTTCCTCCAGATTATGAAGATGGAGCAGTACCTGTAGAAGCAGGTGGATATTTTGGTTCGTATGTTGATTTTGATGGTTCAATCAAAACAGATATAGAACTCATACACAAATACAGAGAAATGGCTTTACAGCCTGAAGCAGAATCTGCTATCTCTGATGTTTGTAATGAGGCTATTGTGTATGATGAATCTCACGATATTGTTAAAATAGATGTTGCAAAATTAGACATATCCAAATCAATAAAAGATAAAATTGAAGATGAATTTCAAGAAGTGCTTAGACTTCTTAATTCTTCTCGTAGAGGATTTGAAACATTTCGTAAATGGTATATTGATTCTAGATTATATTATCATATAATAGTTGATGAAAAGAATAAGAAAAAAGGAATCATGGAATTACGACCAATTGATCCTACAAAGATTCGTAAGATTAGAAAAATAAATAAAAAACCAATAAACACACAAGACACCGCAGGAGCAAAAATGGTTACTTCTGTGGAAGAGTTTTATATTTTCAGCGAGAATGAAAATAAAAGCGGAGCAGCAACAATGGAAGGATTGAAGATTTCTCCTGATGCCATCTGCTTTGTTCATTCTGGTTTGTATGATGCACAAAGAAAAAAGATTGTAGGATACTTACACAAGGCAATTAAGGCTCTGAATCAACTACGAATGATAGAAGATGCAATTGTTATTTACAGAATTACTCGTGCACCAGAACGCAGAATTTTCTATGTAGATGTGGGAAATTTGCCTAAACAAAAAGCAGAAGAATATGTGAATGGACTTATGCGTCGATATCGCAATAAACTAATTTATGATCCTACAACAGGCGAGATTGGTGATCAACGCAAGCATATGTCTATGCTTGAAGATTTTTGGATGCCTCGTCGTGAAGGAGGAAAAGGAACAGAAATTACCACTATTCCTGGTGGACAGAATTTAGGAGAAATGGATGATGTAAAATATTTCCAAAAGAAATTATATCAAAGTCTAAATGTTCCTGTTTCAAGATTAGAAGAAGCATCAGGATTTAATATGGGTCGTTCAAGTGAAATCTCAAGAGACGAAGTTAAATTCTTCAAATTTATTGAACGCTTGCGTATGAAGTTTAGTGAGTTATTTTTAGAATTATTGCGAGTTCAATTGGTATTAAAAGGAATTATACGAGAAGATGAGTGGAGTAAGATTGAAGGAGATATAATATTTCAATTCAAAAAAGACTCACATTTTATTGAAATAAAAGAATCCGAAGTTTTAAAGGATCGTCTATTGGGTGCTCGAGATGCAGAAGATTTTGTTGGAAAGTATTATTCAAGAGAATGGATTCGTAAGAATATTCTGCGTCAAACTGAAGAAGATATTGATGAAATCGACTCACAAATAAAGAAAGAAATTGCACAAGGAATTATAGTTAGTACAGCAGGACAAGAGCAACAAGCACAACCAGGAACTGGTGGAGAAGATGGGTCTTCAAATGAAGAACAAGAATCACCTCCTGCTGCTGCTCCTCAATCTACTTCTGATAGACAGATTACAATTGGAGAAGTTGTTCCTCCACCAGGAGCAGAGAAATGATAAATCTGACAGATTTTAAACAATTTAGAGATGCTATTTTTCTTACATTAATGAGCAAAGTAGAGGATAAACTTGAAGCAGAACACGAAAATATATCAAATTCTTTACTTCAATCTTCTATAAATACAGATATAAATAGACACGAAGACACAAAAATTACTAAATAAATAGCACATACCACAATAGGAGTTTCAATGAATAAAAAAATTATCCAAGCACTAGCATTAAAGAACTTTTCTGAAGCAAAGGAACTTGTTTTCAAGTCTCTTTACGCAAAGAGCGCACTTGCATTAGATGAAGCACGATTAGAAGTAGCAAATGGTGTTTTTAATAATGCTGAAGAAAAAACAGAAGAAACAGAAGAAATTGAAGAATCTAAAGGCGGATACTTCACGGATGCTAAATCACGCAAAGCGCATGTCGATAACTTTTATGCTCGTAAGGCAAAAGAGAAAGCATCCAGATCACCATCAGAAATAGAAAAAGATGCAAAGACTGATGCTTATCGTGCTGCTTATACAAAGAAAACAGGAAAACGAGTAGGAAGAATTGACTAATTATGAAGTTAATTACTGAAACAACTTTAGGAGTCAGACTTCTTACCGAAGATAAAGATGGTAAGAAGAATTATTTCATTGAAGGTGTTTTCATGCAAAGCGAAACCAAGAACCGCAATGGAAGAATGTATCCTGGTTCAGTAATGAGCAAAGAAGTTGGTCGTTATAATAAAGAGTATGTGGAACAAAATAGAGCAATGGGAGAACTAGGTCATCCTGAAGGACCAACTGTTAATCTAGAAAGAGTTTCGCATATCATTAAAGACTTGAGATTAGAAGGAAATGATGTGTATGGTCGTGCCAAGATTTTAGATACTCCATACGGCAAGATAGTAAAGAATCTTATGGACGAAGGAGCAAAACTTGGTGTTTCTAGTCGAGGTATGGGTTCTCTTAAAGAACAAGACGGAGTGAATGTAGTTCAAGAAGACTTTATGCTTGCTTCCGTAGATGTGGTTGCCGATCCTTCTGCTCCAAATGCCTTTGTTAACGGCATTATGGAAGGAAAAGAATGGATTTGGGACAACGGCATCATTAAACCTGTTCAAATCGAAAACTATAAAAAAATAATTGAAAAAACTTCTTCTAGGAATCTAGAAGAACAGGCCGTTCGTTTATTCACAGACTTTATCGCAAAACTTTAAATTGTCTACATATATTCCAAAGGAGATTCACCGTCATGTCACGAGAAAAAATTGAAGATATTATCAAGAAGGTTGTTTTAGGAGAATCATTCGCTGCTGGTCCTGATGAGGATGAAGTAGTGGAGGATGATGATACCTCTGACGACACCGATGATGATACTTCGGATGAAGAAAATATTGAAGAGGCTAAGTGTTCTGATGATGATGAAGATGAAGACGAAGATGAAGACGAAGATGAGGAAGAAGAATCTTCTAATAAATTATCTAATTTTCTAAAGAAGAAGAAAGCAATGCGAGAAGCAGCGGAACTTGCAGAAGAAGATGTTCATGATGTAAATGGCAAAGGAACTTTTGATGTGAATAAAAAAGGAGCAAAGTTTGCTAGACCAACCGGAGATTCTAGTGCAAAGAACAAAGCAACAATTACTCCAAAAGCAAGTGCTGCCAAGGCAACTACAGAAGAAGTAGAAGTAGACGAGTCCCTCGCTGCTACTGCTGGTGCTCTTACCGCTGGAAGTCGAATGAGTGGAGCAAAGAAACCTCTTGTTAAGAAGAAACCTGCTCCAAAACTTGCAAGTGAAGTTGATGCAGAACATCAAAAATATGTTGCTTCTCTAAAGAAAGAAGGCACAGAACTTGTTGGAGTTGAATCTTTGTTTGAAGGACAAGAACTTTCAGAAGAATTCAAAGCACAGACAGCTCTTCTTTTCGAAGCACACGTTGCAGAAAGAGTTCATCAAATTGAAGAAGAACTTCAAACGGGATATGAAACTCTTCTTGAAGAACATACAACAGCAGTGACAGAAGAACTTGTTGAAAGAATTGACGAGTATCTTAATTACGTTGTTGAAGAATGGATGCAAGAAAATCGTCTTGCCGTTGAGAATGGTCTGCGAACAGAAGTCACAGAGAAATTTATTTCTAATCTAAAGGATCTGTTTACCGAATCATATATCGAAGTTCCAGAAGATAAAGTAGATCTTTTTGATTCTGCTGTGGAACAATGCGATTCTCTTGAAACCGAACTTGGAAGTCAAGTAGAAAAGAATATGGAACTTGCTGAAGAAAACGATCAACTTCGTTGCGAAATTCTTTTCCGAGAAGTCACAGAAGGAATGATTGATACCGACAGCGAAAAACTTCGTAGACTTTCCGAAAGCATTGAATTCGAAACTGTAGAACAATTTGCAGAAAAACTTAGTGTTCTCAAAGAAAATATCGGATCTATTGGATCCACAGAAAATGTATCAGAAGAAACTGAAGAAGGTATTGAAGAATCCTTTGAAGAATCATCTGAAACATCAGCATCGCCGCTCATGGAAGCATATATGCGTTCTATGACGAAATCTAGTCTTTAATCAACCCGTCAGAAAAATCTGACTAACAATAAGGAGTATCACAAATGTCCGATCAAATGTTAAATGAGGCTGCTATTCGAAAATGGAAGCCTGTCTTGGATCACTCAGATATGCCAGCAATTGCTGATGCACATCGTCGAGCAACAACTGCAACTCTCTTGGAAAACCAAGAAGTTGCATGCCGACAACAGTATCTTGCAGAAGCAAATCCTCTCAATGTCATGGGTGCAAACACTTCATTGGCTGCGTCAGCAGGAAATATCGCTGGATATGATCCTATTCTCATTCAACTTGTTCGCAGAGCAATGCCAAATCTGATGGCGTATGACATTTGTGGAGTTCAAGCAATGAGTGCACCAACAGGTCTCATCTTTGCAATGCATTCACGATACGGTGGACAGACTGGAACAGAAAACTTCTTTAATGAAGTTCAGAGTGGATGGAGTGGTCTTTGTGGTTCTGTTGGTCCTGCTGCAGGAACAGATCCTTTCGAAACGCAACTAACTTCTAATACAGGTGTAACATTAGGAAATGGTATGTCTACTTCTGCCGGTGAAAATATTGCACCAAATGAAATGGCATTCTCGATTGATCGAGTTGCTGTTGAAGCAAAGACTCGTGCACTCGCTGCATCCTATTCCATTGAATTGGCACAGGATCTCAAGGCAGTTCACGGATTAGATGCAGAAACTGAACTTTCGAATATTCTCAGCACAGAAATTCTTGCTGAAATTAATCGTGAAGTTGTCAAGACTGTGTATAATACAGCAGTTTTGGGTTGTCAGCAAAGTGATTTGTTTTACAAGGGTGCTGGATCAACGGCAAGTGGTCTTTGTCAATCGGGAGCATCGCAACTTGTTGGTGGAGTCTACGATCTTACACAAGACGCAGACGGACGATGGAGTGCTGAAAAGTTCCGTGGTCTTATGTTCCAAATTGAAAGAGAATGTAATGCTATTGCCAAGGCAACTCGCCGAGGTAAGGGAAATTTCATCATTGTTTCCGCAGATGTTGCATCTGCGTTGGCAATGGGTGGATTCTTGAACTTGTCTCCTGCTCTAAATGTTTCAATGAATGTTGACGATACGGGCAACACTTTTGTTGGAACTCTTAACGGCAAGATTAAGGTCTTTGTTGATCCATATGCAACAACTGCTCTTAATTACTGCTGTGTGGGATACAAGGGATCTAGTGCGTATGACGCAGGAATCTTCTATTGCCCATATGTTCCGTTGCAGATGATGCGCGCAGTTGATACTACTACCTTCCAACCAAAAATGGCATTTAAGACACGATACGGAATGGCTCCGAATCCATTTGCCAAAGGACTTGCTGCGGTCAGTAATACGATTGGTCATCGTGAAAATCAGTATTATCGCATCTTCCGTGTTGATAATCTGCACGGTGTTGCATCGTAATATTAGGTTTCAAGTAATAAAGAATTGGGGAGGGACTTAAATCCCTCCCCTTTTTTCTTTCATACATAGAGTATGGCAAATCCTTTTACTTTTGCAGGAATTTCAATGGATATTTTAGCAAAATATCCTGAGAGAATTAATCCATTACTACCAACATATTATCAGTTTAGTATTTCTAGACTGCCTGGTGTTAATTACTTTTGTCAGACTGCATCATTGCCTAGTTTAACTCTTTCCCAAGTTCAATTTCCTACAAGATTTTCTACTATACAAAGTCCATCCAAACTCACATTTGATGAATTAACAATAACTTTTGTGGTAGATGAAGGAATTAATAATTGGATGGAAATATATAAATGGATGCGTTCTACAACAAATGTAGATTCGTTTGACGAATATCGTCCCGACAACGAACAATATGCAACAGCAAATCTTCTCATTTTGAATAGTTCAAAAAATCCTAAAATAAATGTTACATTCAATTCACTCTATCCTATAACTTTATCTGCTTTAGATTTTACTTCAACAGGAATGGATCCAGAACCCCTGCAAGCAACCTGTTCATTTTCTTATAGAACATATGATATTGAAATTTTATAATATTTTATTTTAGAAAATTCAATACATCCCTTGACTTTTATAGAATCTCGTGTATAGTTGTGTCACGGAGAAATTATAATGACCCTTGATGATATTAGAAAAGAATTAGAAAGAGATACTTTAGTTGATCAAACTGCATTAGATACGGAATCCCTAAAGATTCCTCAACTACACAGCAAGTATCTTAATTTTCTAACAGATGAACGATTAGTTCTTTCTCAATATGAAAGCGAATTATCAATATTTGAAAGAATATGGTGGGAGTATTATACAGGAAAGATGTCTAGAGAAGAACTACTCGTTAGAAAATTAGAACCATTTACTCTTAAAATATTAAGACAAGATATTCCTTTGTATCTTAATGCTGATCCTAATATTATAAAAGCAAGACAAAAGTGTCTTTATCAAAGAGAAAAGATTTCTTTATTAGAAGAAATAGTCAAAGAATTAAATAATAGACATTGGAAAATACGCAATGCTATTGAATGGAGACGCTTTGTCAATGGTCAATGATAGTATTGCTCATAAGAACCTCTGCAAATCAATCCTAGTTCGTTCTTTGGGGGTTTATAGTGATTGATCTTGATGTAAGTTTGATTAATTCTGTTTATTTGCGAGTAGTTTGCGAAAGAGGAATTGCTCGTGAACTTTCTGATTTTTTCGCTTTTAAGGTCCCCGGATATCAGTATATGCCAGCATATCGTAGTAAGATGTGGGATGGAGAAATTCGTCTTTATAATATTCACACACAAGAAATCTACGCAGGATTAATATATTATATTGAAAAATTTGCTCTAGACAGAAATTACTCTTTGGCACTACCTATTCGTTCTGAATTCAAAGCAGATACAAAAAAGGTAAGAGCATTTGTAGAAGATTTTCTTGATGTGCATTCACGAGATAAAAAGTTAGTACTGCACGAACATCAAGCAGAAGCAATACATCACGCCCTAGAACAAGAACGATGTTTGCTCTTATCTCCGACTGCATCAGGAAAGTCTTTGATTGTGTATTCTCTTGTTCGATTTTACCTTGATAAAATTCCTAAAAATAAAAAGATACTAATTGTTGTTCCTACAGTTTCTCTTGTAGAACAAATGGTTTCTGATTTTGCAGACTATTCTTCTACAAACGAATGGAATGCAACGGCAAATTGTCATAAAATTCTTGGTGGAGCAGAAAAGATAACAGGAAAACGAGTTGTTGTTTCTACTTGGCAATCTATATTTCGTCAGAACGAAAAATATTTTGAACAATTCGGTGCAGTTGTTGGAGATGAAGCGCATCTCTTTAAATCTAAATCTCTTTGTGCTATAATGACGAAACTAAAAACTTGTCCTTATCGCATAGGAACAACAGGAACACTTGATGGAACAACAACACATAAACTTGTTCTTGAAGGATTATTTGGGCGAGCATACGAAGTAGCAAAAACAAAAGAACTTATGGATAAGAAAATTCTCAGTCCACTTAAAATTGATTGTTTGGTATTGGATTATCCTACGGAAATTAGAGAGATGGCAAAACGAGCAAAATATCCTGATGAGATGAAATGGATTGTGGGATCAAAAGAAAGAAATCAATTCATTGTTGATTTGTGTAAATCTCTTAAAGGAAACACTCTTGTATTATTTCAATTCGTGGAGGGACATGGAAAAATACTAAATACTCTTATGGAGTCTTGTGTGCCATCTACACGTAAGGTGTTTTTTGTTTACGGAGATACAGAAGCAAAGGAGCGTGAACGCATACGAGCAATAGTTGAAACAGAATCAGATGCAATTATCATTGCTTCGTATGGAGTTTTCTCTACAGGAATTTCTGTTAAACGACTACACAATATTATCTTTGCTTCTCCTTCAAAGTCTAGAATACGAGTTCTACAGAGTATTGGAAGACAGTTGCGAGTAGCAGAAAATAAAATCGTTGCAAGGTTATATGATATTGGAGATGATTTAAGTTGGAAGTCTTGGATAAATCACACATATAGGCATATGAAAGAAAGAATGCGCCTGTATGATTCGGAAGGATTCAATTATCGATTGGTACGAATTAAAATAGGAGAACCCAATGGCACGAAAAAAGAAATTAAACATACGAGTATTTAAACTTCGAAGTGGAGAAGAATTAGTTGCAGAGATCGTAGGAAAAGTACGAGGCAAGATTACTATTAATCGTCCAATGAAAATTGTTACAAGTCTTGCAGTCGATCCTTACACAGGATCAAAAAGAAACATGACTTATTTGCATAGTTGGTTGGGAAGTTCCAGCGACATAAAAGCAAATCTTCCGGTTGATTTTATTGTTATGGATTTGCCTCCTGATGCTGATGTTATTGTTTTGTATGAAAAGCAAATGAATATGGACGATGCTGCAACCAATTCTTCGCCTCCTCCGTCTGCAATACCAGATGCAGAAATGAAAAAACTTTCAGAAGGAATCTATAAAGATTTGGAAAAACTTATGAAGGAATGCGATATTCCTTTTCCAAAAAGAGAAAAGACTTCTGAATCTGCTCCTTTAGTTCCCTATCAATTTGGAGAATTTGGTAAAATTCCATTTCCTCCGAATCGTGGAAAGATGCCTCCTATGGTGCAATTTACCGTTGCTATTCCTAATGAAATAATGGTTGATTGGATTGAAAGAGGATTTATAGATTATCTTAAAGATTGTGTTTCTGATTTTATGAGTGCTGATTTTATAGATGAACTTATGGAAGCAGAAGAAGAGTTCAAAAAATCTAAAAAAAGAAAAACACCTAAAAAACAAAAACCCAAAGAAAAGACCACAAAAGCAGAATGGGTAGAACCACCAGAAGCAGAAAAGAAAAACGATCAATTTGGAAATGATATAAAAGATTGGTCTCCATATTTAAAAGATTATATTGACGAACCTCCACAGGACGAAAATAAAAAATAAATTAAAATATTAAATTAAAATATTAGATTTAAATATTGTAAATTCAAGTAATGTGCTTGACTTTTGACTAGATTAGTGTATACTTTATTATGAAAGGTTTTAGATGGCTAAACGAAAAAGCGATCATTATATTAATAACCAAGAGTTTTTTGTTGCAATGAAGGATTGGAAAGTTCTTGTCGATGTGGCAGACAAAGCAGGAGAGAAACATCCTCCTATAACTGAATATATTGGAACTTGTTTTATGAAGATTGCAGAGCATTTGTCTCGCAAGCCTAATTTTATGAATTATCCATATCGAGACGAAATGCAATCCGATGGAGTCGAAAATTGTTTGCTTTATGCTTACAACTTTGATCCAGAAAAATCAACTAATCCTTTTTCTTATTTTACTCAAATAATTTACTACGCCTTTCTTCGTCGTATCCAAAAGGAAAAGAAACAGGCTTATATTAAATTAAAGAAGATCGAAGATTCTGATGTGGATTCTGGTACACGAAGATGGTTTCGAGAAAACTTTCTTAAACCAGGTGGATATGAAACAGTTCCAACATTCTTAACAGAGAATGATGTACTTTCTTTCGAAAAGAAAGAAGAAGAAAAATTAGAAAAATCAGAGGAAAAGACTAAAGTGAAAAAGAAAACTGCAACAAAGAAAATTAAACCAAAGGGTAAAAAAGAGTGAAGATTGCAATTATAGGTGACACTCATTTCGGAGCAAGAAATGATTCTCCTGTGTTTCTTGAATATTTTATGAAGTTCTTTGGTGAGGTATTTTTTCCTTACATCGAAACTCATAATATCAATACAATAATTCATTTAGGTGATTTTTTAGATCGCCGTAAGTTTGTTAATTTTCAAACACTCAATGCTGTTCGAAGTGGATTTGTGGATAGACTAGAAACAAGTCGTGCAAAGATGCACGTTATTCTTGGTAATCATGATATCTTCTATAAGAATAGAAGTGATGTTAATTCCCTTCAAGAATTATTTACAGATAAATTTATAGTACACACAAAACCGACTGTTGAAATATTCGATGGAACGCCGATAGCATTACTTCCGTGGATTAATTCAGAAAATCAAGCAGAGTCTTTGGAATTTATTAAAAATGTAAATGCAGAAATATTATGTGGACATTTGGAATTGAATGGATTCAATGTTTTACGCACTACAATATTTCAAGGTGGAATGGAGTCTGATGTATTTTCTAAATTTCGTGCTGTCTATACAGGACATTTTCACGGAAAGCATTCAAAAGAAAATATTCATTACTTGGGATGTCCATATCAAATAACGATGAGTGATTACGGCGACAAGAAAGGATTTCATATTCTTGATACGGATACAGGAGAATTAGAATTTATCAGAAATCCCTATACCATTTTCTTGCAGATTAGGTATAATGATACGGATATGATTGAAACTGCTCCATTAGCAATTCCTGAAGAAAAAGTCAAGGGACAATTCGTCAGAATTCTAGTGGAAGCAAAAACCAAACCTTATCTTTTCGAGAAGTTTGTTGATGGAATATATGGAGCATCGCCGAATGGTGTCACTATAATTGAAGATTTTATTCCTGATTTTGGATCAGAGGAAACAGATGTTGATTTGTCCGAAAATACAGTTTCTCTTATCAATAAAGAAATAGACAGTCTTCAAAATATAGGAGATGCAAACAAATTGAAATCTTTGCTTCTTGATTTATATACAGAATGTCTTGCGAATGAAACTATTAAACAATGATTACATTTAATAAAATTCGTTGGAAAAACTTACTAAGTACAGGAAATCAATTCATTGATGTTCAATTAGATAAGTCTCCTACCACCCTTGTCTGCGGAGATAACGGAGCGGGAAAGACTACAATGTTGGATGCTCTTACTTTTGTCTTGTTCGGTAAGTTATTTCGTAACATTAATATTACACAGGCGGTGAATTCTATAAATGCAAAAGATTGTATTGTGGAAATTGAATTTGAAACCAATTCAAGTCAATATAAGGTTATTAGAGGACTTTCTCCTAAAATATTTCTAATTGAAAAGGATGGAGTTCAGTTAGATCAAACTGCTTCTGTAAAAGATTATCAACAGATTCTTGAAAAACATATTCTAAAAATGAATTACAAGACATTTTGTCAAGTAGTTATATTAGGATCGACGAATTATATTCCCTTTATGCGATTAACTGCGGCGGATCGCAGAAACATTGTTGAGAATATTTTAGATATTGATGTATTTTCAAAAATGAACGAGGGATTGAAAATACGAGTCTTGGAAACAAAAGAAGAAATGCGTCGTGTAGAATCTGTTACAGAGGGATTAAAAAATAAAATTGAATATAAAAAAGATATGATTCAGAAAATTGAAGAAAAATCTGAATCGCAATTTCAATCATATAAAAAACAAGAATCTGATGAACAAGCTACACTTGACGATATACTTTCTAAAAAAATTATTATTCAAACCGAAATCTCTGGTCTTAGCGCAGGAGTGGAAGCAGTAGAAAAACAACGAGAATCGTATACTACTCTTGTTGGCTTGCGTAAACAAATGATAAGTGGTATAAAGAAAGCAGAAGAAGAGATTATATTCTACAGAGACAATACAGATTGTCCTGTGTGCAGACAGTCTATTGATGCAGAGTTTCGTGATGGAATGGTTGGAAAAAAGAAAGACAGAAAAACTGAACTTGATGATGCTATAGAGAAAATGACCAAGATGATACAGCAAACACAAACAGAACTAGAAATTGCATCTTCTGTTGTGGTTCTTCGTCAGTCTAAATTACAAGAAGTTGCTAAATTAGATACTGCTTCTGATAGTTCTAAACGATATATACGACAGTTGCGAGAGTTTCAAGATAAAACTAAAAGAGAGATGGACTCTCTTCAAATTGAAAGAGATATGCTCTTGCAAATTGAAAGAGAAAAAGACGAAGCAGATGTTCAAAAGAAATCAGGAGTAGAATTACTTCATCTTATGGATATTGCGGCCGTTCTTCTTAAAGACAGCGGAATTAAACGAAAGATTATTCGAAAGTATATTCCTGCTTTGAATAAAATAATAAACAAGTATTTAGTGTCTATGGACTTTTTTGCTCAATTTACTCTTAATGAGGACTTTGTAGAAATCATAAAGAGTCGATTTCGTGATGAGTTTTGCTATGACAACTTCAGCGAAGGAGAAAAACTTCGTATTGATCTTGCTCTTTTGTTGGCGTGGAGAGATATCGCCAAAATGAAAAATTCAGCAAACACCAACCTTCTTATTTTGGATGAAGTTTTTGATTCTTCTTTGGATGCAGTTGGTACAGAAGAAGTAATTAAAATTCTTCAAAATATGGGAACAACGAATAATGTATTTGTTATTAGTCACAAGTCAGATCAATTACTAGATAAGTTTCAAAATGTAATGGTCTTCAAGAAAGTTAAAAACTTCAGCAAACTATGTCAACAATGATCAATAAATCATCTAAAAAAGAAAAATACGCTCGCATCTTAGCAGGAGGATATGAACCTACCTTAAAGGGTAAAGTTTTTGCTTCTAATGAAGATCAATACTCCGAAGTAGAAAAGGCGATGTATTGGTATAGGCAAAATTTCAAACTTCCTAAAGCAAAGGAATGGATTGTTGCTTATCTTACAGAGAATGGAAGAATTTCAGATGCCGATATGTGTGTACGAGGAGGAAAGCCAGAAATTAAAACAATTGCTCCCTATTGCAGATTATTGTCTCGTGGATGGATTCCTGATGCAACATATACTGCGTTGGTGGAGAAGGGGATAGCAGAACTCTTGGCAACTTGTAAGTCACAAGCGCCGATAAACGAAATATCTATTAAAAATCGTATTCAAGCAAAAGCAGATGTTTTGTTGTGTGAGTTTGAACCTATTCTCGACTGCTTATATGAGTGTGCAATTAGCAATAAAAAGAAAAATTGTGGTCTTATTGATTGGATTAAAAAGACTGATTGGAGTCGTCCTATTGTTACTATTATCACTAATAGAATAGAAAAAAGTCTTGTTGATTTGCGGTTGGCACAAAGCAAAAAAGATCCTCAACTATCTGAAGGATACTCTTATTTGAAACCAAGTGGAATAAAGAAAATAATTGCAGAACTTGAATCTGCAAAACAAGAATTTGGGTCGTGTTTAACCACAATTATTTCAAATAGAAAACCTAGAAAACAAAAGATTAAATCGCCAGAACAATTAGTCAAAAGTTTAAAATACTGCGAAAAAAGTACGGAATATGGTATTGACTCCTGCGATCCTTGTAGTATAATAGGATGTCAGTCACTTCTGATATTCAACACAAAAAACAAAAAAGCAACTCTGATGGTTGCACTTGATCCTGCAAAAGGATTGATAGTTAAGGGATCGACTATTATAGGATTTAGTGTAGACCGATCAAAAGAAAAGATTGTACGCAAACCAGCAGATCTCATAAAGCAATCGCAGAAAATTAAAAACCATAATATAGGTGAATATTTGGACTCCCTAAAAACAAAATCAACAACGCCTAGTGGTCGAATCAATAAGCATTGTATTCTTGTGAAATCGTATAAGGAAACCGTATGATTCTAGTAGATAACACACAAGTTCTTATGTCTGCCATTTTTTCTCAAAGAATGGATGTTGCATCAATAGACGAAGATTTGGTTCGTCACATTGTACTAAACTGCTATCGAACATATCGAAATAAGTTTAAAACGGATTATGGAGAACTTGTTATTTGTCAAGACTCTGGTCCGTCTTGGCGACAAGATTATTTTCCTCACTATAAAGCAAGCAGAAAAAAAACAAGAAAAGATAATCCTGATACTTGGCGCAGATTTTATGAAATAATGAATACTATTCAAAAAGAAGTAGAGGAGATTTTCCCCTATAAGACTCTTAAAGTTGCTCGATGTGAAGCAGACGATATTATCGGAATTATGTGTAAGAATTTTGCACAGCAAGAACCAATACTTATTTTGAGTGGAGATAAGGATTTTATTCAGTTGCATATTCATCCTGATGTGCGACAATTTTCTCCTATGCAAAAGAAGTTTATAACAGATTCAAATCCAAAGAATTTTTTATTCGAACATATTTTGCGAGGAGATTCCTCGGATGGTGTTCCTAATATTCTTTCTGATGATGATGTTTTTATAGATGAAGAAAAACGCCAAAGTCCTGTTACAAAAAAAAGAATAAGCGAAATATTAGAAGTCTATGCTCAATCAGGAACAGTAGAGCATAAATATGAGGTGAATTGGAATCGTAATAGTACTCTTATAAATTTATTGAATACTCCTGCTCAATACGAATCGCAGATTCTTTCGGAATGGAATATTCCAGCAAAAAAATCTAGAGCGAAAGTTTTGGATTACATGATACATAAGGGGTTACGAAATCTTATAAGTGATGTTGGGGATTTTTAAAATGGACAGGGAAAAAGACAAAAGAGAATTCTTCGATAACGACAGATCCGCAAAGAAAGCTCGAAAGGGTTTATTGCGTAGAGATAAAAAATCTCGTCGTCACGAAGATAAACAACGTTTGGATGGTTTTTTAGGTGATATTAACTCAGGAAGAAAGGAATATGATGACTACAATGACGAAGACCGCAAGTATTAAGATATCGAAGAGGACTCTTGATATTCTCAAGAATTTCTCTGCGATCAATACAGGACTGTTAGTTCCCGCAGGAAGTGTTCTTAACACTCTTTCCGCAAGCAAGAATATTCTTGCCGAGGCAAGAGTGAATGAGGTGTTTAAACAACCATTTGCAATATGGGACTTGAATAAGTTTCTTGGAACAGTAAGTTTGTTTAAAGAACCAGAGTTTGTGTTTGAAGAAAATTATGTAACAATACAAGGCACAGACTCAAGCGTTCGATATTATTATTGTGATCCTCGCTTGGTTAATACAACAAGCAAGAAGATTACAATGCCAAAGTCAGTTGTTTCTTTTGAATTAAAGCAAAAAGATTTTGCAGAAATTGTGAAGGCGGCTTCTGTTCTTCAGGCTCCACATTTGTGTGTTCGATCTTCTGAATGCGGAGAGAATATCGAGATTGCTGCAACAGATAAAACAGATCCTACTTCTAATTTTTATGCTGTTGTAGTTGGAAAGAATACAAGTGCAGCAACATTTGATTTTGTATTTGATACAGACAATCTAAAAATTCTGCCCGGAGATTATCAGGTTTCGATTTCAGAAAAGATTGTTAGTCAATTTACAAACAAGAATGAACCTCTTGCTTATTGGATTGCATTGAACACGGAATCTACCTACGAGGCTTGACTAGGATAGTATCTTTTTGGACGAATGCGAAACCAAGTTGGATGATATTTACTGTCTAATCTTTTTCTAACAGAAACGGGTATATTTTTATCAATGAAGTATTTTTCTGCTAAACCAATGGACTCGAAAGAAATTCCATCACATACACAGGCATTGGATAGTGCTTTTGATATTTTTGGATTTTCTCCGTATTTTTTACCAAAATTGGGATTGAGTGTTCCAATTTTTCCATACATTGGATTGTTTTTGCCCTTTGATCGTTCCGAAAGTTTTGATCTCCACTCTTCTGTTATTATGAGTGTGGTGTTTCCTCCATCTCCTCCCTTGGTCATATTATAATGAGGTTTGAGTTGTGAAATATAATCAATCTCTTTATTGGATAGAGTTGAATTGTCCGTCACTTCTTCTAGAATTTCTGATGAGAAGTTTTCGTATCCGTATTTATCAAACGCACGATAAAGATGAGTTTGAGTTTTCGCTTTCCAAGCCTTTTTGTGCGTTTTCATTCTTCTAGATAAGCACTTTTCAGTTTTTCCAATATAAAAATCGTTGTTTAGTTTGTTTGTTAGTTTGTAAATAATGCCCATCCTGTTCCTTTCTTGAAAGATATAGACCCGAAAGTATATATGAAAATCGATAATTCACACGCAGAGTTTCGTAATTTTTTATTCGTTGAAAAATATCGTCCCCAAACTATTGAGGATTGTATTCTTCCAGAGGCTTTAAAAAACATCTTTCAAGAAATGGTCACGCAAGGATCACCACAAAATCTTCTCTTATCAGGAGGAGCAGGTTGTGGTAAGACTTCTGTTGCGAAGGCATTGTGTAAGGATTTAGATTGCGATTGGATAATGGTTAATTGTTCCGAAGATGGAAATATTGATACTCTTCGGACTCGAATTCGTAACTTTGCTTCTACTGTTTCTCTTCAAGAAGGAGTAAAGAAGGTAGTTATACTTGATGAGTTCGATTATTCAAATGCTCAATCAACCCAGCCTGCTCTTCGAGGATTCATTGAAGAATTTGCAGAGAATTGTCGATTCATTTTAACTTGTAACTTTAAGAATCGGGTAATTGAACCATTACATTCTCGATGTACTCCTATTGATTTTAGGATTCCTCAAAAAGAAAAACCTGCACTTGCAATGCAATTTATGAAACGAGCAGAAACTGTATTGCAAAATGAAGGTATAAAGTACGATAAGAAGGTGGTTGCTCAATTAGTTTCCAAGTATTTTCCTGACTTCAGAAGAACTTTAAACGAACTTCAACGATATTCGGCAAACGGCAAGATTGATGTAGGAATACTTCAAACTCTTGCTGATGTGCAAGTTAAAGACTTAATCAAGTGTATGAAAACAAAAGAGTTTTCAGGTGTTCGTAAGTGGGTGGTGGAAAACCTAGACAACGATCAAACACGAATCTTCAGGGCAATCTATGACTCGTTATATGAAACTCTTGAGGGTGGAAGCATTCCACAGGCAATTCTTATATTGGCAGACTATCAGTATAAAGGAGCATTTGCAACCGATCAAGAGATAAACATTACTGCTTGTGTGGTTCAACTAATGATGGAGTGTAAGTTTAAATGAGTACCCAATTAGGTGAATATTTAAATGCAATCAATACCACAAAAGAAGGAATGTTGGATGAGAATGAGCATTATGCCAAGCAGTCATATCCTGCTTTTGTGGTAACTAGGTGTATGTCGTATTTTCCCGATACCCTGTTTGCTTCAAACGAGATGAATACTCGACCACACATTGATCCTAAACTTCATTTTGACTTTCTGCGGTTTGCTGTTCGTCCTCGCAAAAGGTTCTCCAAATGGATTAAAAGAGAGCAGGATGACCGTGTGGCGGCTCTTATTACTTACTATGGATTCTCGGCAAAAAAGGCAAGAGAAGCACTTGGAGTCTTATCAGAAGAAGCAATAGTAGAGATTCAAAAACTCATCTCCATTGGTGGAAAATTAGGAAAATCTAAATAGTCTTGTGTAGATTTACTAAAGGAGTGATTTGTAATGGAACAAGACGAAGTTTATATTGATATAACCCCTGAAGACTTGCTTGAAGTTAGTCTTATTAAACCTGATGATTTTCTAAAGATAAGAGAAACTCTTACTCGAATTGGAGTATCTTCCCAAAAGGATAAGAAGTTATGGCAAAGTTGCCATATTCTTCATAAAAGAGGAAAATATTACATTGTTCACTTCAAGGAAATGTTTGCAATGGATGATCTTCCTACATCTATTAGTGATGAGGACACAGAACGACGAAATACTATTGCAGGTCTGTTAGAAGAATGGGGATTGTTGAAGATTGTTCGTCCATCAGATGCAGAACCAAAAGCACCTTTAAGTAAAATAAAGATTTTGTCGCATAAAGAGAAGGTGGATTGGACTTTGGAACCTAAATACCATATGGGTAGAGGCAAACGCAAATCTGAATAAGTAGAAATTTTATATTATGGAGAAAAATTGTGATATCTTTTAAAGATAATAGAGACTTATATTGTTATGAAGATGGTAAGTGGATAGAGTCATTGGCATATGCCAACTCATTAAAACCATATAGAACCAAAGAAAAGATGGTTTTTAATTTGTATTGGAGAGTTCCAAGAGTTTTTGAGAGAAAGCAAATGCTTCCTATCAAATCCATAATAGCAAATCATGAATTGCATAATTCTGAAAATTATCAAATCAATTTATGGTCTAATGTTGATTTGAGTGAACACGAATTACTAAAACCTTATGCAAAATACATAACACACAAGATATGGAATCCATTGAAAGAATTGATTGGTACTCCATTGGAATCTCATATTCCTTATTTTAAATCTGTTTTTATTGATGACGAAAAGTGCTATTTGGGTGGTGATTTTTTTAGAATCGTATGTTTGTTTAAATATGGTGGATTCTATCTTGATATGGATATGTGTGTTTTGCGAGACTTGAGTCCTCTTTCTGAACTTTCATTTGTGTATCAATGGGGAGATTCTGGAACAACAAATGACGAGCCTAATATGTATTACAATGGTGCAATTATGAGATTGGAAAAAAATACACAAACATCTTTTGAATTTTTAAAACAATTAAGAATGATACCACCACAACCAAATAGTACTTGCTGGGGAAGTGGTTTATATGGAAAAATAATATCAGATGATTTAAAATATCTGCCATGTTCTTGGTTCAATACAGAATGGAGTGAGTGTAAAAATCCTCCAATACGGAAGAGCAGATTCAATTCAATGAAAAATATGGGGGAAATTGACTTATATGACGGCGCATTTGCATGGCATTGGCACAATAAATGGGATGATGTAATAGAAGAAGGATCTAAGTTTGATATTTTAGAAAAGATAATAGAAGAGAAAGTTATTAATTATGTTAATTAATTTACATGGTCATACGATTGAAACTGATTTGCTATCTAATGGATGGACTATAGATGCTGGTTGTAGGAATTGGAAATTTGCTTTAGAAATGAAAAAATTAGGCAATAAAGTTTATTGTTTAGATATTGAAGATATGGAAGTTCCAAAAGAAATTGATATTTTTAACAAAAAGGCTTTAAGTGATAAAAATGGACATACTACTCCAATACTAACACAAGATAGAACAGCAAGTCATGTCACACATATAGCAAATATGAATTATTTTCATAATTTAATAGAAATGATTACTTTGACTGATATTAAGAATGAATTGAATTCTGACATTGATGTTTTGAAAATGGATATTGAAGGATCGGAGTATAAAATACTAGCAGATTCTAATTTTAATCCAGTTGCTAAACAAATGTCCATAGAATTTCACGAACATTGTTTTAAAGAATTGCACGACAGTATGTTCAATTCTTGTATCTCAAATATTGAAAAATACTATAATATAATTCAAATGGATAGATATCCCGATAATGGTTCTGGTATGAATTATTGGGATTGTTTATTTTCTAGGAAGACTGTATAATAAATTGGAGTAAATAAATGAGTAGATTAGTAATTAAATTTCCAACTCGAAATCGACCCGAAAAATTCAAGACTGTCTTTAGTCGTTATCTTACTTTTTTAAGTGGACGACACGATGTTCAATTTATCATTACTATGGATACAAACGACGAGACGATGAACAATGACTCCATAAAAGAGTGGTTAACCACTCGTTCCAAGAACGCCAATATCAAATGGTTTTATGGCGATTCCAAAACCAAGATTGAGGCTTGTAATGCTAATATGGAGGAAGTGGATGGGGATGTTCTTCTTTTGGCTTCCGATGATATGATGCCTATGCAGATGGGATATGATGAATATATTTTCAATTCATTTTTTCAATGCTTTCCTGATTTTTATGGTGCTGTTAAGTTTTGGGATGGATTGAGACCAAAGGATGATTTGCTTATGACCCTGACTGTTATGGGATTTCCTCTTTATCGAGAATTTGGATATATCTACAATCCAGAATATTTGTCACTTTATTGTGATGACGAACAAACGCAGGTATGTTCCGCAATAGGAAAACTTGCTAAATGTGATATATGCATCATTCAACATCAATGGACATCTGATCCATTTGATACGCTTCATGCTCGCAACGAGAATCGTGAAATGTATAATGTGGATCGTGAAACTTATGAACGCCGTAAGACTAATAAATTTGATATGGAGACTATGTTTAATGCCAGTACTAGCAAGTGAAATTAAGTTCAGTATCTTGATGCTGTCCATTCCCGAACGCATAGAATCTATGACCGCTGCGGTCAAGCATTTACAAGAGCAAGCAGATGCCGTAGGACAAGGCAAGTCGGTAGAAATTCTTGTTCTATTAGATAACCGATCTAAAAGCATTTCAGAGAAACGTAATGATCTTCTGCAAATAGCACGAGGCAAATATATTGCGTTCTTGGACGATGACGATGCAGTCAGTAAAGAATATATGACGAAGATTCTTACAGCCATTGATACTCATAATGGTATTGACTGCATCTCATTTAATCAATGGTGCAGTATTAATGGAGAACCGATGAATGTGCATTTCGGAATCGGAAATCCTCACGGACAATTATGGAGGAATAATAAAGGATCTCTTGGAGATATTAAGCGTCCTCCATATCATATGTGTGTATGGAAACGAGATATTGCGCAGAGTGAAGACTTCCGAGCAGTACACGGAGTCAATGGACAATCCACAGAAGATATTGATTGGTTGATGCGATTATATCCAAAGATTCAGACCGAGCATCATATTGAAGATTCACTTCACGGATATATCTATAGTTCACAGACAACCACATCACTCGTTCCTCAAGAGCAACAATGAAAGTAATATCATTTAGTCTTTGGGGAACAAATCCAACATACACGGTTGGTGCAGTACGCAATGCTGATTTGGCATTGCAGTTGTTGCCGGAATGGACTTGTGTGTTTTATTGTTGGAACAGCGTTCCAATGGACATCGTTCAACAATTAGAATCACGATCAAATGTTATTGTTCGTAGAGTGGACGGCGATTACGATTCGACTGATAGTCGTGGAATGTTTCATCGGTTTTATCCTGCCGACGAAGTTGGTGTAGAGAGAATGATTTGCCGAGACACAGATTCACGATTGTCTCGACGAGAAGTATTGGCTATTGATGAATGGATCTCACAAGGCACAGACTTTCATATAATGCGAGATCATCCGTATCATGGAACTCCCATTTTGGGTGGTATGTGGGGAGTGGTTGGAGGCAAACTCACAGGTATTCGTGAAGAAATATATAAGTTCACGCCGACTTTAGCAAAAGGTCAGGATCAGCGATTTTTAACTTCTTGGGTGTGGAATAAAATAACAAAAGGTGACTTGACAACCACAGTGCATGATGGTATATTTACTCCTGAACCATTTCCCGCTGCGGCAAGTCGTGGAGCGGACAATGGAGGAGTTTGGTTTGTTGGTCAAGTGTTTGATGAGAACGACAAATATAATAGCGAATCTGATGTTGCTATGCTACAATTAGAGAAAGTAAAACATATAAAATGATAGACCCTAATCTCACACATATTCCTATTCTTGCAAAATGCATTTCTAAATTTGGAGGAAATATTATTGAATTTGGAACTGGAATGGGATCAAGTCCCCTTCTGTGTACACTTGTTGATGGAGAAGTATGTTCCTTTGAATCGAATAAATCGTGGTATGATATGATGAAGTCTGGAGTTCACGGAAAAAATTTGTGGAAAAAACCGAATCACAATTTACATTTTATTCCAAATATGAATTGGGATTTGGTATATGATATTGTTGATTGGAACAAGAAATGGACAATTGCATTCATAGATCATGCTCCTGGAGAACGACGCATAGTAGATATTCTTCTTCTGAAAGATAAGGTTGATGTTATTATTTTTCATGATACTGAAGAGCCTTCATATGGTTGGAAAAAATTAGACGGACATTTTAATTCTGTGTATGAATATGATATGTTCAATATAAAGACGACGGTAGTCAGTAATAAATACGATCTGCAAGTGATACTCAACGATCATAAAGAATGAAGAACATCAAGATATCGTAAGAGACGGAACACAATTTAATGAAAATAGCAATACTGTTATCAGGCGAACCAAGAACATTTAGGGAATGTTATCCTTCATTAGAATCAAATATTCTTTCTAAAAACGAATGTGATATTTTTCTACATATGTACGATGATAATGATACATCTGAAGTTTTGCGAATGTATTCTCCCAAAAAAATAATAATAGAGAATAAAAATGATATCGTGCTTAATATTTCAAAACTATGTCACACAAACAAACCCATCGAAACTAATGTAGAAGGAATATTCTACCAATGGAGAAATATTAATAAAGTATTTAATTTAATATGTGGAGATTATGATTGTGTTGTTAAAACACGATACGATGTAAAGTACACAAATCCATTGTATCTGAAAACATTCGATATGAATATGTTGAATGTTCCTGTTGGTGGTGATTGGCGTGGTGGAATGTTTGATATGATGGCTTTTGGATCAAAAAATATAATGTCTCATTATTGTTCGTTGTATGATTTTATAGAAAAGTATTCCATAGATGGTGTCCAATGTCATTCTGAAATTTTAAACAGACACCATAATGTACAAATTTCAACGAATAGATTTGAATATACAGTTTTGTTGCGAAGACAATTTGATAAGGGATATATAGAAGATCGTGTATTTACACTGAGATAACCCATGATTGATATAGTAACACTTTCTTGTAATGATGATCCAATGTATTGGGAATTTTGGAATCCTGTATCTCGTCATTGGTCAGAACGATTCGGAATTCATCCAGTTCTTTTTTATTATGGTAACAAAAATCCTATGTTATCTGAAAAATATGGTACTATTGTGTATCAAGATACAAGTGAAGGATTTCCCGATTATGTGGCTGCAACATGGGGAAGATTTTGGGTAACTAAATTATTTCCAAAAAAAATGTGTTTAATAAGTGATATTGATATGTTTCCTCTGTCTCGTAAATTTTTCTTGGAAGACGCAAACCCAAGAATTGATTCGTACACTCATCTGAATGCAGACGCTTATTGTGTCGGAAACTTTGATCATTGGAAATATGAGGGGGCTTCAGTTCCTGTCTGTTATCATCTAGCAACATCAGAAATTATTAATCAAGTTTATTCATTCTCTGATTCTTTTATAGAAGAGATGAATAAAATCGTTACTAGAGATTATAGCGAATATAAAACTGGTTTTGCACACACACCTGAAGTTCATTTGCAGAAAGCAAGTGCCGGTAATGGTGGTATGTGGGGGATAGATGAGATGTATTCATCTTCGCTTATGCGAGAGTATTATCTCGCAGGAGGAATAGTAAATACAAACAATAGAATCCTTCAACAGAACAGACTATGTAGGTCTCGGATTAGATCCAACATTGGATTACAAACTTTTGGTTCAGGGACACATATTGATTTTCATTCACTTCGACCATATAATAGTCATGCATCAGATATCCAACTACTATTAGAAAAAGGAACAACATGAATATTCAATGTGTTCTCTTTGATCTTGATGGTGTTTTAGTTGATGCTTGTGAGTGGCATTATGAGGCACTCAATAGTGCCCTGCAGGATATAATTGGGGGCAAAATATCACGAGAGGATCATATCAACAAATATAATGGGTTGCCCACAGCAGTGAAGTTGCGGATGCTTGGGATAAAAGACCAAATTGCTTTGCGGATAGAAGAACTAAAACAAATCAATACTTCTAAAATTATAGCAGAAAGAGCCGAAACGATGTTGGAAAAGCAGGAACTGCATTCATATTTGAAAAGTCAAAATATTAAAATAGCCTGCGTCACCAATTCTATACACACCACGGCAACAGCAATGCTTCGTCGAACAGGTCAAATTGAATTCATAGATTTACTTGTGAGTAATGGGGATGTTCAAAAAAATAAACCACATCCAGATTGTTATAATTTTGCCATAAATGCACTTGGAGTTGATCCGTCAGTTTGTTTGTGTGTTGAGGATTCTCCTAATGGAAAAAAAGCAGCATTGGCTTCAAAGGCACAATTTCTGTGGGAAGTCAAAAACTCTAGTGAGGTTACTTTAAAAAACTACATGGAGTATGTGCGATGAAAGTTTCTCGTTTAGAGGATATGAAAGGAGGGTGGTTTATTGGTGGGTTTGAACCATCCGTTCATCAAACAGATCAATTTGAGGTGTCAGTAAAGATCCATCTTGCGGGAGAAATATGGCAACCACATTATCACAAAATTGCAAAGGAAATTAATGTGCTTGTTTTAGGAAAGATGACCTTGCAGGAAACAGTATTGATATCAGGAGATATATTTGTATTTGATCCAGGAGAAATAGCAGATCCTGTTTTTCATACAGATTGTACAATAGTTTGCGTTAAAACCCCATCTGTAATGAATGATAAGTATATAACCACAAACAAGGATCAATAATATGAAAATACTCATACCTATGGCAGGAGAGGGCAGTCGATTTGCTAAAGAAGGTTATACTTTTCCAAAGCCACTTGTAGATGTGAATGGCAAACCGATGATTCAAGGGGTGGTTGAAAACTTAGATTTTGATGCCGAGTATATCTTTCTAGTCCGCAAGGATCATCTTGAGAAATACGATGGATTATATACGACATTAGATAGAATCACAAATAGTAGATTCAAGATAATTCAAGTGGATTCGATTACCGAAGGAGCCGCCTGTACTGCTCTTTTGGCAAAGGAATGGATTGATACAGATGAAGATATATTGATTGCCAACTCAGATCAGATAGTAAAATACCGCCCAGAGAATTTTTTAACAATAAAAAACATGATCGCAACTGATGGAATTATTTTCACATTCAACTCTGTTCATCCAAAATGGTCGTTTGCTAAAATTAATGATTGTGGTTTGGTTACTTATGTTGCAGAGAAGATTCCTATCTCAAATATTGCCACTTGTGGTATTTATTGGTATCGAAAGGGTAGAGATTTTGTTGAGGCAGCCGAACGCATGATTTCTAAAAACATTCGAGTTAATAACGAGTTTTATATTGCACCTGTATATAATGAAATGATTTCAAGTGGAAAAACCGTGATTCCGTTTTTTGTTCAAGAAATGTATGGAATTGGAACTCCCGAAGATCTAAAGTCATTCTTGTCTAAATCTACAAATAATTTATGAAAATTATATCACATAGAGGAAATTTAAACGGAAGAATTCCATCTCAGGAAAATCACCCATCATATATTCAAACAGCCATAGATAATGGGTATGATGTTGAGATTGATGTTTGGTGGGCTGATGGTAGGTTTTATCTTGGTCATGACAAGCCATCATATGAAATTGATAAGTTATTTTTAGTGAATCATAAGATTTGGTGTCATGCAAAAAATAAAGAGGCGTTATCTGAAATGTTAAAAATCGGAGCGCATTGTTTTTGGCACGAGAATGACCGATTCACATTAACCAGTAAAAGAATTCCTTGGTGTTTTCCAAGAAACTATCAACAAAATGGGATAACGGTCATTCATGGAACACCGGAAGAAACAATTCTTCCTTGTGAAATATATGGAATATGTACCGATCACCCAATTAAATGGAAAAATATATGATAAAGCCACTCATTCTAGCATCTCATTATTCCGAAAATCTTAATTGGTTGTTGAATCAAACCGAATATGATTTCTTTGTTTATTCTAAAAACCAAGAGGAAGTTTCCAAATATTTAATACCCAAAGATCGTGTGGTTGTTCTTGCAAATAAAGGAAAAGAATCTTCGTCTTATTTAAAATATATTATAGATAACTATCACAATCTTCCAAATCATGTTGCTTTCTGTCATGGACACGATACGGCATGGCATCAGGACAAGACCATACTCGAAGCCCTTCAAGAATATAAGGGGGAAGAATTTTGGTCTCTGAATAATCCGTACTACAGGAATGTGTTATACAAAGGTTGTCCTGACAATAGTGTATGGTTGCATATTTGTTCTTCTTGGTACGCTATAGATCTTCCTTTACCAGATAGAATGGAACATACCATGTCGGCGCAATTTGTTGTACCCAAAGAGTCAATCCTTCGTAATTCACTTGAATTCTATGAAAAATGTCATGGACTGTTGATGGAACAGGTTCTCCTTGATGATTTGCGATTGGGGATAATGTTTGAACAATTATGGTATTATATTATGACTCATAAAACACACGAACCAAGTCGTCTAGAAAGAACCATAATCAACGACCGAGGACATTGATATGCTTGATTATCTAATCGTTGGTTCTGGTCTATTTGGCTCGATATTTGCTAGACAAATGACGGATTATGGTGCTAAATGTCTGATCGTTGATAAGCGATCTCACATAGGGGGAAATTGTTACACCAGAAATGAAAACGGTATTCATGTCCACGAATATGGACCACATATATTTCACACAAGCAGCGAAATGGTGTGGGAATATATGAACAGGTGGACTAAGTTTAATCATTTTGTATATCGTCCAAAGGTACATCATTCGGATAAGGTTTACTCTTTCCCAATCAATCTTTTTACATTATATCAATTGTGGGGGGTTTGTACTCCTGAAGAGGCTAGTGCCAAATTAGAAACTGTTAGGATTCCGTGTGCTAATCCTTCAAATTTAGAAGAATGGATACTTTCTCAAGTAGGAGAAGAATTATACAACAAATTCATATATGGATATACGAAAAAGCAATGGGGATGTGATCCAAAAGATTTGCCTTCTTCTATCATAAAAAGACTTCCAATACGACTCACATATGATGATAATTATTTTGAGGATAGGTATCAAGGAATACCGATAGGAGGATACACTTCACTCTTTGAAAAATTACTGAATAATATTCCAATATTACTTCATGTTGATTATCTAAAAGATAAAAACTTCTTTGATTCCATGGCAAGAAAGATTGTGTACACTGGAGCAATTGATGAATTTTTTGATTATGATTGTGGTCATTTAGAATGGCGTAGTCTTCGATTTGAGCATGAGAAGATGATGGGGGATTTTCAAGGAAATGCTGTGTTCAATTACACAGAAGAAAGTGTACCATTTACTCGTATATGTGAACATAAACATTTTGAATTTGGAAAACAAAAACATACAATTATTACTCGTGAATACCCACAAGCATGGGATAAAACCAAAGAGAAATTTTATCCAATGAATGACGAAAAAAATAATAAACTATTACAAAAATATAAGAATAGGATAGATGATAGCAAATACATATTAGGCGGTCGTTTGGCAGATTACAAATATTATGACATGCACCAAGTGGTTGGATCTGCTTTAATTAGAAGTGAAAAGGAATTACAACAATGAAAACATTAGTAACAGGCGGAGCAGGATTTATTGGATCAAATTTGGTGGATCGTCTAGTCAAAGACGGTCACGAAGTCACGGTGATCGACAACGAATCATCTGATGCCAACGAACAGTTTTATTGGAATCCCGCAGCCAAAAACTACAAGTACGATGTCACAGATTACGAGTCTACCCGTCCACTTTATGATGGGATAGAAAGAGTTTTTCATCTTGCTGCCGAAGCACGAATTCAGCCGTGCATCGAAAATCCTCTCAAGGCAGTTCATACAAATGTGTTGGGAACAGCAACCGTACTACAATGCTCTAGAGAGGCAGGAGTAGGACGAGTCATGTATTCGTCTACTTCTGCAGCGTATGGCATGAAAAATACTCCACCGCTCGTAGAAACAATGTCGAACGATTGCCTGAATCCGTATTCTGTTACAAAGACTGCGGGAGAAGAAATGTGTAAAATGTATTCAAGACTGTTTGGTTTGGAAACAGTCGTTTTCCGATATTTCAATGTGTACGGAGAGCGTCAACCACTCAAAGGACAATATGCTCCTGTGATTGGTATTTTTCTGCGTCAACGAGCCGCAGGTGAGCCTATGACGATTGTAGGCGATGGAGATCAACGCCGTGATTTTACTCATGTAAGCGATGTCGTAGAAGCAAATGTTCTAGCATCACAATTCTCTCCACCACAGTATACGATTCAGAATGAAATAGAATATCGTATATGGGAATGGGGACAAACTTATAATATTGGAACAGGCAAGAATCATTCTGTGAACGAAATTGCTTCTTTATTAGGTGGGAATACTATAAATATTCCTGCTCGTATTGGAGAATCTCGTATTACACTTGCCAACGCATCCAAAGCAAATATACAATTAGGATGGAATCCCAAAGTTTCTTTGGAATCTTGGATCGCCGAGCATAAATAACCGTATAGGAGAATTGTGAAATGTCTACAGTATGTCTCTCAATGATCGTTAAAAACGAAACGCACATCATACATGAATGCCTAGATTCTATTTGGAAACATATCGACTATTGGGTTGTAGTTGATACTGGATCTACAGATGGAACGCAGGATTTAATTCGAAACTATTTTGCAGAGAAGGGAATTCCTGGAGAATTAATAGAAAGACCTTGGATTGATTTCGGTCACAATCGTACTGAAGCATTGACTCTATGTGATGGAAAAGCAGACTATGCTTGGATGATTGATGCGGACGACCGCATTCTTGGTGAATTTGCCTATCCAAATGGAAAAAATTTGAATAATGATGCTTATGCAATTAAGTGCGGAAGAGAAACTTGTGTATGGTGGAGAAATCAGATTTTTAAGACTGGTATTGGATGGATGTATGCCGGTGTTCTACACGAATATGCAGCTTGTCCAAATAGACAACCACTTACACAAGCACAAATATTTGGAGAATATCATTTAGAAGCTCGTACTCTCGGAGCAAGAAATGTAAATATTAGTCAGGTAGAAAAATATTCAAAAGATGCAGAATTATTAGAAGTAGAAATAGCAAAAGATCCAACTAATTCTCGATATCAATTTTATCTTGCACAATCATATTTTGATTCGCAACAATGGGAAAAGTCAGAAGCGGCATATCTTCGTCGAGTAGAATTGGGTGGATGGGAAGAAGAATGCTATTATTCTTTATTTCGAGTGGCATTAATTGCAATGAATAAACCAGACTCAAATTGGGGAGATATTCAGCAAAAATTGTTAAATGCATATGACTATCGTCCGTGTCGAGCAGAACCACTTCATATTATTGCACGATATTTGCGTTCAAAAAATCAACAAAGAGCGGCGTATATGTTTGCAAAAATGGCGTGTTCTTTGCCGTATCCTATACAGGATATTCTTTTTATTGATACCGGCATTTATAAGTGGATGTGTTTAGACGAATTATCTGCTTGTGCTTTTTATGTTCATGATTTTATTGGAGGAAAACAAGCGTGTGAACTTCTATTAAAGGAAAATAGAGTACCAGAGTCTGAAATTCCTAGAGTTCAAGCAAATCTTGCAGCATATACCTCTAAAATAGAAGAAAATCTAAAATTAAATCCTAACTATTTACAAGGAAAAGAAAAACCCTACATACAACAAAAGACTTTCAAAAAACGGAGAAATTAATGTCATCAGCCGCATACGATATAGAAGCACAACAATACTCAACCTTTATGTTTCATATAGAGTACATTGGAACAACTGGAGCAAGTGTAAATTTATCTCCATACACTGCTCGATTTCAAGTGCGAGCAAATGCTGATTCTGCTTATAAATTATTAGAAATTACTACTTCGGGTCTTACACACGGAGGATCTACTGGAGATTTTTTAGCAGGTGTCACAGGAAGATCTGGTGTTTCTGGTAGTGGAAATATTGGAATGAATAAGAGTGATGTTGGTGCAGGACTTACAGGAGGTATTCTTATAACAGCAGATGCTACTTCTATGGGATTCGTTAGAGCAGGATCGTGGCAATATTCTTTGGATATAACCGCGGGAGTCACCACAGAAGAATTAATATATGGAAGATTTATTGTTTCACCAAAGGTAACTCGTTGATATTAAAGATTGCAAATAAATCACACGAAATACAAGAGAAAACATATCATTCCATTGTTAAAATTTCTCCTGCATATGGACATGAAATTTTAGAGAAGGAAAATGGAATAAAACTAATAAGAACCTTCAATTCTCAAATATTAAAAAGATATAGTACACTTAGTATCTTATTGCAAAGAACAGAATCATATAAAATATTAAAATTAGTAGACTAATACTTGACTTTTCTACAATACAGGATAGAATCTTATTATGATGATACAACAAACATTAGGCGTTTACCTTATTCCCGATTCAGGTTCATCTGTTCCAAAGTTTTCCACAGAAGAATCTGCTTGTTTTGATATTTGCGCTCAACTAAAAAATTCTGTTGTAGTTGCCTATGGTCCTCAAAACATAAAACAAGAACTCTTTGTTGGTAAAGATTTCTTAATAACCATCCCAAAGGGATGGAGAGCATTGATTCCAACAGGAATCATATTAGACATTCCAAAAGGATTTTCTGTTCGTCTTCATGCTCGAAGTGGTCTTGCTTTGAAAGAAGGAATAATTCTCTCAAATGCAGAAGGTGTAATAGATTCTGATTACACTCAAGAAGTAATGATTATGATATCTGCAATGGGATCTCCTGCTGTAATCACTTCTGGTTCTAGGATTTGTCAAGGCGAACTTGTGCAAAATCAACCAACATCTATTGAACACATAATGTATCCGCCTATGAAAAAAACACAAAGAGTCGGGGGATTCGGAAGTACAGGAGTCTAATATGGTGTGTTCGGAAATTGTACAGTTCTTTGCAGGCAATTGCGATGCAACAGGATTGCCTTGCGTATCCACAGAAAAATGGAAACAATTAATTGCAACATATTCAAAAGACGAAATTCGTGATGCTCTTGCAGAGTATATTCATACAAATAATATTCCGTTTCCACTTATTCCTATCACAGAAAATGAAATGGGAGAGTCATTTAGAAAGTTTTCTGCTCGTTCGCATATGAATCAATACAAGCATTTTCCTGTTGTAAAAGAAAGATATGATTACAAGTACAAGTATTCCGATTCTCCTCTCGGAGTAATTGACAAGTCTCATGTATTTAATGAGATTAGTAATTTCTTTCAACAAGAAAATAGAATGAAGTGTGGATCAAACTCTAGTCCAGCTCCACTAGAGATATGGAACGATCAAGAAAAATTATCCAAGATGAATTGGATTTTTTGGAGAGAAGGAGTTATGGAAAACTCTGATCTTGATGGAGGTGCTTTTAGAGCTGCATTTCGTTTAGGAACATACACAGCAACACAATTTAAACCATCAGTAGCAAAAGCACTTTATGAAAAGCACAAAGCACGAAATGTATTAGATACTTCCTGTGGATGGGGAGATAGACTCGCAGGATTCTATGGAACTCCGTGTACGACATTGTATGTGGGTTGTGATCCAAATCCTGATGTCTTTGCTGTGTATCTAAATCAATGTGTTGCTTATGAACGATTGCTTGGTGTCGAACCTGTGATACACGAATCAGAAGATTACTTTGAATGTATTGGAAAAAAGACCGTGAAGATATGGCGAAAGCCGGCAGAAGATGTGGATTGGAGCGAATACAAAGATACTTTTGATTTTTACTTTACCTCTCCTCCTTATTTTGAAACAGAAAAATATGCATCTGATACAGAAAAAACTTGTGATCAATCTTGGAACAGATATTCCTCGTTTGATGCTTGGAAAAATGATTTCTTTTTTGCGGTTACAAAACAAGTATGGGATACTATTAAGCAAAAGGGATATATGATGATTAATATTATTGAACCACGATCACGACAAGGCACTCGTTTCAATCTTTGCGATGATATGGTAGAAGAATTTAAGCAATTAAAAGATTCTAATTATATTGGTAAAATTGGAATGAGAATGATGGCTCGTCCAAATACAACAGAATTAGAACAAATATTTATTGAACCTGTGTGGGTCTTTAGAAAAGGAACTACGGAATATAAAACTCTTGCTCCTTCTACTTTGGAATCTTTTTTTTGATGTTTGATGATCAGTTAAATGCTCCTCCGATTGTAGAGATGCACGAAGGAATATATGTTGTTCGTGATGATCTGCTAGAAGGAGGATCAAAGACTAGATTTATTCAATCTTTAGTTCGTGATTTTCCAGGAAACGAAATGGTATACGGATCTTCTCCTGCTACAGGATATGCACAAATTGCTTTGGCAAGAGTATGTTCTCATTTTAATAAAAAATGTACCTTGTTTATGGCAAAAAGAAAATTAGAAAATCTTCATCCGTATCAAATAAAGGCAAGGGCATTTGGAGCAGATATTCGAATGGTAGAAATGGGAATGTTATCTGTTACAGAAAAAAGAGCAAGAGATTATGTGGCAGAGAATTCAAAAGAAAGAAAATTATTTCCTATTGGATTTGGAACAGATGAAGTGCTTCATAATATTTGCGCTGTTGCTCAAGAGATGTGTATCACTCCAAATGAAGTGTGGACAGTTGGATCGAGCGGAACGTTGACTAGAGGACTTCAGATGGCTTGGCCGCAAGCAGAATTTCATTGTGTTTCTGTTGGACACGCTATGGGACTTAAACAATTAGGAAGAGCAAAATTATATAAATGCGAATTAGAGTTTAGTCGTCCTGTAAACGCAGAAGACGAACCTCCATTTCCTTCTGCTCCAACATATGATGCAAAGGCGTGGAAATTTATAAGAAAATATGCGTCGAAAAATTCAATGTTTTGGAATGTCGGAGCTTAAATAAGAAAGGAATATAATATGACAAGAGATGAATTATTAAAGTTTCACGGTACTCTTTGTGGAGAAGCAAAAGATTTAATGAGTCTAAAAAATAGAGACTATGCAGGAAGAGATGGCATTGAACCTTTTGCTAATTTTACAAGAGTAGAAGCAATGGGAATATGTAAAACAGAAGCAGGATTTATGGTAAGATTAACAGATAAAATGAGCAGATTATCTTCTTTTTTGCAAAGTGGCAAGATGAATGTAAAGGATGAGTCTTTTGCAGACACTTGTGTGGATGTTATAAATTATATGGTTTTGCTCGCCGCATATATTAAAGATAAAGAAGATCAAAATAAAATAATAGAATCTTCAAATATTAAAGAAAACAGTTGACATCCTGATAATTTGGTGTATACTATGCATATGAGCAATACTCCCTTTGGTTACTCTTATTATCTTGATATGTACAATTGTCGTGTCGGAGCAGCCGATGACTTGGAACTACATTACAGGTTTTTGGAACGAGTAGTAGACAAGATCGGCATGACTCGTATGTCACAACCCGTAGTAATGCATGGTCCAATTAAAAATGGATATGAAATGTATCCCGATAAAGCAGGAGTAAGTGGTTGGGTTCCTCTTATAGAAAGTGGCATTCAAATTCATTCTATGGAACCCAAACGATTTATTACTCTTGATGTTTATTCTTGTAATCGGTTTGATAAGACGATTATTCTTGATTATGCACGAGAGTGCTTTGGGTTTGACAAAGTAGAAGAACATTATTTTGTTCGTGGCACAGGATATGGCGATATTAGTGGATAAAATGATGAATTTGCAGAAATTCATTGCAAGAGAAGTTAAAGCAAACTCTATTTTTAGTATTAAACAAATAGATAAAAAAGTGGCATATGACTTTATCAGGCAACATCATTATTTGGGAGATGCAAGATTCTTCTCCAAATTTTCTTATGGTTTGTATTACACAGAAACAAATCAGTTGGTGGGTGTGGCAACTATGACGAATCCACAAGGTAATGTTGCTCTGAAAGGTTGGTTTGGATTAGAGAATTCCGATCAAACAGTAATGGAATTGAGTCGGTTGTGTGTGTTACCTGAACTTAATGGAACTAATGCAACTTCTTATCTTTTAGGAAACAGTATACGATTTTTGAAGCGACAAGGTGTAAAAGCACTTATAACTTTAGCAGACGACAGCAGACACGCAGGAAGCATATATCAAGTATGTAATTTCAAATATTATGGATTGACCGACAAGAAAAGTGATTTCTTTTATTGTGAAAGGAATGGCGAATGGAAAGTAAATCCTCGTGGCGCAACAAAAGATAAACAAGGCGTATGGATCAATAGAACTCAAAAGCACAGATACGCTTACATTATGGCGAAAGATTTGAAGTGCTTGTACGGCGAGCAAAGTTATCCGAAAAAAACTGATACCAAACAATACGATTGTTGCGGTGGAACTAAAACTGTTACAGACGCTAGATTCGGCAAGCAGTATCCTTGTCCAAAATGTATTGCGCCGGTGGTAAAAAACACACTAGAAGAAGCATTTGAATGAGTAATATTATTCCAATAGTTTCTTTTGGTTTGACAGGCGAACAATGCTCGAAACTCATAACACCTAACAATAAATTATATGTTGTTGGTTCGTCCAATGGTGACGATGTTCGTCCTGCAACAGTAGAAGATGTTCCGTATATTTTGGATTTAACTAAAAAAGAAGCGCACTCATTGGGATTCATTCCTAAACCTGCTTACACAGCAGCAATCACAGGAATAAAAACAGGTAAACGATGGTCGAATGTGTGCAATGATCGTATGTGGGTTTGCACAAACAACAGCGATCTTGTTGGATTTGTTCTTGCTTCTTTTGGAAATTTTAGAAGCAAAGATCGTAGAGGAAAAATAGCACAAATTTGTATTCAATCCGATGCTAGAAAATTTGAGAGAGGGCGAAATCTATTAGCAAATGTTGTTGCCTATGGTGCAAGCATTGGTTGCCATGACTTTGGTTGTGGTTGCGCTGAAGATTTGGAATCAAATATATTTTGGAATGCAATGAATTGGAATCATGTTGGTGATCGTTTGGGAATTTCTCACACCAACACATGGAAGCAGACAAGCAAACGCAAAATCAACTTGTATCAATACGACGATCCTACCATTATCAGAAAAACAACACTTGGAGAGTTTCTTATATGAACATCATCTTCAATGAAGATTGTCTGTTGACAATGAAGAGACCTGAAATGCAACAGCAAGTAGATGTCGTGCTGACATCTCCTCCATACAATATGACTCCTCGCAAAGGAGGATATGCAGACAAGTCTTTTCGGTATGATGGGTATGATGATTGGAAAACCCAAGACGAATATCTTGATTTCATCACCAATGTGTTTCAAGGATATGATGCAGTTCTTGTGGAGAATGGTTGTGTGTTATTCAACTTCTCATATTCAATTGAGAATCCTGCCTTGCCATATCATCTTGTCTCAACCATTTGCAACAATACTTCATTCACAATTGCGGATACTATTGTATGGAAGAAACCTACTGCTATTCCTCATCCTGCATCTCCCAATAGGTGTAGGAGAATTTGTGAGTTTGTTTATGTGTTCTGTAGAGAGAAGACATTAGACACTTTCACAACAAACAAATCGTTCAAGGTTGGAACAAACGGACAGAAGTATTTTGATTTGGTGGACAATTTCATTGAAGCAAAAAACAACGATGGTAGCAACGATCTGAATAAAGCGACTTTCTCTACAGAGTTCGCCGAAAAACTTTTAAGTATTTACGCTCAACCAACCGCTCTTGTATATGATAACTTTATTGGGATCGGTACAACTGCGAAGGCGTGTATCAACCGCAATCTTTCCTATGTTGGATCAGAGTTGTCAAGCAAACAGATTTTATTATTTGAAGAATGGAACGAAAAACGAAAGCAAACCAATGATCAACACGCATAAAATTATACTAGGAGATTGCATTGCAGGAATGAAGACAATGCCTGTGGGATGCGTTCAAACTTGTATTACGAGTCCTCCTTATTTCGGTCTTCGTGATTATCAAGGAGGAACAGAAGAAATAGGACAAGAACAAACACCCGAATCCTATATTCAAAAAATGGTAGAAGTGTTTCGTGAAGTTCGTCGTATTCTTCGTGATGATGGCACGGTGTGGTTGAATTTGGGGGATAGTTATGCACACAGTGTTAAAGAACATAACACAAAAAGCGACAAGCAATCATCAAATCGTGGGACAAAAGAATTTTTGACTCCGCATCGCAATTTTGAAGGTGTAGGAATAAAAACAAAAGATCTTATAGGCATTCCGTGGCGTGTTGCATTTGCACTTCAAGCAGACGGATGGTATCTTCGTCAGGATATTATTTGGCACAAACCAAATCCGATGCCTGAGAGTGTGACAGACCGATGCACGAAGGCACACGAATATATTTTCCTATTGAGCAAGAAGTCTCACTATTACTTTGACCACGAAGCAATACGAGAACCCGCAGCAGAAAGTTCTGCTGCTAGAATGTTGCGAGGAGTTTCGGATACGCATAAAAATGTTAATGGTGCGCCAGGACAAACTGCACATAGTATGAACAAACCAAGACCCCGACAGTTTGGTGCAACAGTTCAAGAAGGAACTAAACGAGGAGATGTGGGAAACACTTTTGTTGACACAGGCAAGCGCAACAAGCGATCTGTATGGACTGTGACAACTAAACCGTTTCGTGGTGCACACTTCGCTACATTTCCCAAAGACCTCATTGAACCTTGTGTGTTGGCAGGATGTCCTATTGGAGGAACTGTGTTTGATCCCTTTACAGGAAGCGGTACAACTGCTATAGTATCACTTAACCATAATAGAAATTTTATTGGCACAGAATTGAATCCTGAATATATTAAGATAGCAGAGGATCGTATTAGAACGGAAATACCACAAACACTAGAAGGAGTATTTGAAAATGAGTAAGTTTAAACCACTTGGAAAATGGGTATGTGTAAAATCGCATCTCGGAGGTTCTGTTAAAACAGAATCGGGTATTATATACAATGAAATAATCAAAAGTAAGTATATTTGGGGGACAGTTGTCTCGATTGGTGGTATACTTACTGAAGATATCTGTGTTGGAGATCGTGTTTTGTGGGACAGAACACAAAACAAAGGACAAGGATACGATGGTAATGATATGGTGCATCAAGATTGGATTGCATTGGTAGAACGATAAAAGGAGACTCTGTGGATTTTTATACTAATGTTTCTGTTCGTGGAAACAATATTCTCTATCGAGGACATAGCAACGGCAGACGGATTCAACAAAAGATTCCGTTCTGTCCTACTCTCTATGTAAAATCAAACAAAGAAAAAAGTGAATTCACCACTATTCACGGCAATCCTGTAGAACCAATTGCGTTCGAAAATGTATACGAGGCTCGTCAGTTCATCGATAAGTACAAAGATGTGCAGGGATATGAAGTTTATGGCAATACTAGTTTTATATATCAATACTTATATAATGAGTTTCCAAACGATGTTGAGTATGATTTTTCTAAACTTCGTATTGCAAACTTGGATATTGAAACTTCTTGCGAGAGTGGATTCCCTTCTATAGACAATCCCATTGAGAAGGTTATTGCCATCACCATTACGATGGGAGACAAAACTCATGTCTATGGACTCGGTAAATTTCATGTAGAGAATGCAGAGTATTTTGAATTCGATGATGAGCGAGATTTGCTAATGGCATTTGCCAGTTTGTGGAAGACACTTGATCCCGATATTGTTACAGGATGGAATGTTCGATTCTTCGATATTCCATACCTTGTTGCTCGTATGAATCATCTTGAAGAAGGATCACAGAATGCTCTGTCTCCGTGGGGCAGACTTCGTGAGACTATTGTGAATCGTATGGGCAGAGATCAGAAGGCCTATACGATTGATGGCATTGCTACATTGGATTACTTGGAACTCTATCAAAAGTTCACATATACAAATCAAGAATCATATGCTCTCAATCATATTTCGCTGGTTGAATTAGGCGAAGAGAAGATGTCTTACGCAGAATATGAAACTATTCAAGAGTTCTATACCAAGAACTTTCAGAAATTCATTGAATATAATATGAAAGATGTTGCTCTTGTTGGTCGATTGGAAGACAAACTAAAGTTGCTTGAACTTGCCGTAACAATGGCATATTCTGCTCATGTAAATCTTGAAGATGTTTTCTCGCAAGTCAAGACTTGGGATGCCATCATTCACCATCATCTTATGGCAAAAGGAATAGTAGTGCCACAAAAGAAGCACATAGTAAAGGACGATCAATACGCAGGAGCATATGTCAAAGATCCATTGATAGGAATGCACGATTGGGTTGTAAGTTACGATCTTGCGAGTCTGTATCCAATGTTGATCTGTCAATATAATCTGTCTCCTGAAACGAAATCGCAAATGAAATCCTATAAACGAGGAGATATTTCTGCGGAGTCTATCTTGAGTCACAATAGAGGAGAGATTACAAAGACTCGCAGTAATCCTATGGAATATCTGAATAACGGAAAGAAAGATACGCTTTCAATCGCCGCTAATGGTGTGGCATATACCAAAACCAAACAAGGATTCTTGCCTGAACTCATGGAAAAGATGTACGAGGAACGCAAGCAGTTCAAGAAGAAAATGATCGACGCACAACAACGACTCGAAGCATTGCCTCCCAATACGGCAGGAAATGTAAAGTTGTCTATTGAATATGAGATTTCAAAGTATAAGAACTTTCAACTATGCAGGAAGATTCAGTTAAATAGTTGTTACGGCGCACTTGGAAACGAGTATAGCCGATGGTATGATTTGGAACTTGCAGAGTCTATTACTCTATCGGGACAACTTCATATTCAATGGATTGCAGATGGCATCAACAAACTTCTCAATCGTATCTTAAAGACCGAAGGCGAAGACTATGTAATTGCTTCCGACACAGACTCTGTATATTTAAGACTCGGTAAAGTGGTCGAGCAGTCTTTCAAGGGCGAACGAGATTCAAACAAAATCGTAGACTTTCTCAACAAATTTTGTGATCGAGTCATTCAGACACACATCGAGAAAGAGTTCGACATCCTCTATAAATTAATGAATGCTTACAAGAACGCAATGATGATGGGTCGGGAAGTTATTGCAGAGAAGGGTGTATGGACTGCTAAGAAACGCTATATGCTTTCTGTGTGGGATTCTGAAGGTGTCAGATACAAAGAACCCAAGATTAAGATAATGGGAATTGAAACTGCTAGATCTTCTACTCCTGCTTTTGTGAGAAAAGAATTAAAGAAAGCAGTTAATATGATTTTGTGTTCCAACGAAGAAACTCTTCAGAAATTTGTAAAAGAAACGCAGGAAAAATTTAATACATTGCCACCCGAAGAAATTGCTTTTCCTCGTTCTGTTTCGCAATTAAAAAAATATCAAGATAATTCTTTAAGATATAAAAAAGGAACACCAATTGCAGTTAAGGCGGCACTCATTCATAATGAGATGATTCATTCAATGAAATTAAAAAAGAAATATAGGATTATCGGAGAGGGCGAAAAGATGAAATTCGTGCATCTGAAAATTCCTAATCCTGCGGGAGATGCTGTTGTTGGATTTATAAGCACACTTCCAAAGGAATTTGGTGTTCATAAATACATTGATTATGCTCATCAATTCGAAAAATCTTTTATGCAACCTCTAGCGACTATTACAAATGCTATTGGTTGGAGTCCACAAAAAATATCTAGTTTAGATTCGTTATTTGTTTAGTGATTTTTATTTTTTATTTCCCCAAACTCACCTATCTATAGGTGACCATACAGAAAGCGTAATATGCCTATTAAGATTTTAAAAATGCGTACAGGTGAAGAAATTATTGCATCGATTACCGAGAAATTTACAGGAGAAACCGTAACAGGATATAGGATTAAAAATCCTTGCTCTATCGTTCCTGTTCCTGGAAAAGATGGAAGATATGCAGGAAATATGGCAATGATTCCGTGGATGGCTACAGCAAAGCAAGATTCAGGATTAGATATTCCTGCTGACTCTATTTTGTTTCTTGCAGATCCCATCACAACTCTTTCTAATGAATATAATGAAGCATTTCGTGGACTTGTTGTTCCTGAATTGAAACTGTCTACTTGACTTTTTCCAATTTTCGTATATGATATGATTTAACCAAAGGAGATTTATGAAATTAAGTGATATTCTAAAAGCATCAGGCAATAAGTACGCAAGTTTAGCATCAGATGGTCTTGAAGGAAGTGATACAGATACCTATATTCAAACAGGATCATTTGCATTCAATGCTTTATTGAGTGGATCTTTGTATGGAGGAATTCCTGATAATAAGATTATCGCACTTGCAGGAGAGCAAGCAACAGGAAAAACATACTTTGCAATGAATATTGTAAGAGAATTTCTTGCAAGTAATTCTAAAGCAATGGTGTTGTATTTTGATTCCGAGCAAGCAGTTACAAAAGATTTACTTACTAGTCGTGGTATAGATTGCGAACGAGTTGCAGTTTTTCCAGTAGCAACGGTAGAAGACTTTCGAGGACAATGTATTTCTGTCGTAGACAAATACCTTGAAACCAACAAGGAAGATCGGCCACCAATGCTTGTGGTATTAGATTCTTTAGGAATGTTGAGTACAACAAAAGAAATGACTGATACTGCGGCGGGAAAAGATACAAGAGATATGACAAGAGCGCAGGCAGTCAAGGCAACCTTTCGTGTACTCACAATTAAATTAGGTCACGCACATATTCCATTGGTTATGACGAATCACACTTACGATGTTGTGGGTTCATATTTTCCAACAAAGGAAATGGGTGGAGGTGGAGGATTAAAATATGCCGCAAGTACAATTATTTACTTGAGCAAGAAGAAGGACAAGGTAGACAATGAAGTTGTGGGAAGCATTATTCATTGCAAGACCTATAAGAGCAGAAAAACTAAACAAGATAAGATGGTCGATGTTCAGTTAAACTATGACACAGGATTAAACAAATATTATGGACTTTTAGATATCGCCATTAAGTATGGGATATGGACAAAGATTAGCACAAAGATTGATGTTGGAAACGGCAAACCTGTTTTTGAAAATCAAATCTTAAAGAATCCTGAAAAGTTCTTTACAGAAGATGTTATGGCGAAACTTGAAGTTGCAGTTAAGAAAGAATTTTGTTATGGTAGTAATGATGTAGTTCCTGTAGAAGAATCGGAGTAATATGAGTCAAACAGAAAGAACTATTCTTTCAGGACTTCTTCTTGATTCGGAATACTCTAAAAAAGTTATTCCATTTGTTGCAGAAGAATATTTTCACGATAAAATCGAGAGTGCTATCTTTCGATGTATAAAATCTTTTATGGATGAGTATCACGGTCTTCCATCAAAAGAAGCTCTATTGATTTCTTTAGAAACAGATAAGACATTTTCTGAAGATGAATATTCTCGTTGTAAAGATACTGTAGTAGAAATATATCGTTGTCCAAAGCAAGACACACAATGGCTTGTTGATTTAACAGAAAAGTTTTGTAAAGATAAAGCAGTATATAATGCAATATTAGAATCTATAAAGATCATTGACGGCAAGGACAAAAATAGAAGTCCTACAGCATTACCAGAGATTCTTTCAAAGGCACTTGCTGTTTCTTTTGATACTGATGTTGGTCACGATTATTTGGAAGATTATGAGAAACGATTTGACTTCTATCATCGTGTAGAAAAACGCATTCCATTTGATTTGGAAATGTTCAATACCATAACAAATGGCGGAATCTGTTCAAAGACTCTCAATATTTTTATGGCGGGAACTGGAGTTGGAAAAAGTGCGTTTATGTGTCATCACGCAGCGTCTTGTCTTTTGCAAAACAAAAATGTTCTATACATTACTCTTGAAATGGCAGAAGAAAGAATAGCAGAACGAATTGATGCAAATATTATGGATATCACAATGAGTGATCTCGCTAATCTTTCTCGTGAAATGTATGAGAAAAGATTACAAGCACACACAAGAGGAATTAGTGGTAAACTTATTGTTAAAGAATATCCAACTTCTTCGGCAAATACAAATCACTTCAGGGTTTTGTTGGACGAATTGTGGTCTAAAAAGGAATTTAAACCTGATATCCTATTCGTAGATTATATTAATATATGTTCTTCTTCTCGATACAAGATGGGAAATTCTACAGTTAATTCGTATTCGTATATTAAAGCAATTGCAGAAGAATTGCGAGGTCTAGCAATGGAACGAGATATTCCTATCATTAGTGCCACACAAACGAATCGTGGAGGATTTTCTTCTACAGATGTGGACTTGACAGATACAGCAGAATCATTCGGACTTCCTGCAACTGCTGATCTTATGATTGCACTCATTACAACGGAAGAGTTAGAACGATCAGGACACATTCTTGTAAAGCAATTAAAGAACAGATACAATACAAAGACAACTAATAAGAAATTTATTGTGGGTCTTAATTATTCTAAAATGAAATTCTTTGATGTAGAGCATTCGGAATTTGAACCACTTATTAATGCAAATATTAAAAGTGATGAAACAGAAGGATTCGGATCAGGATATGGAAAACAAGACTTTGCACAGAAGTTTGCAAAATCAAATACTAAAGATTGGGATATATGAGTTCCTTTATAGATAAAAAATATATTAATTTGCTTTCTCCACAACTAGAAAGATTTAAGTGGAAAAAAATGGATGTTGCGAATTGTCGTTGTCCTCTTTGCGGAGACTCACAGAAAAACAAATCTAAAGCAAGAGGATTCTTTTTCAAAAAGAAAAATGATTTCTTTTTTAAATGCCATAATTGTGGAGTAGGACATTCTATGTCTCGTTTTTTAGAAGCAATAGCACCTGTTCTTGCAACAGAGTATTCTTTAGAGAGATGGCGCAACGGAGAGAACGGACAATCGAACTATATAAAACCGAGTCCTGTTCAGGAAATGATAAAAGGACACGATATACGACTGCCGTCCATCTCTACTCTACCAACAGATCATGTTGCTAGAAAATATTTAGAACATAGACAAATAAGTTGTTTGGATATTTTTTATTACACGAAAAATTTTGGAGATTGGGTAAGATCCATTGATTCAGATTACACATCTGTTTCTAATGACGAGCGCATCGTCATTCCATTTTTTGACAAGAACGGAAACATGATTGCTGCACAAGGACGAGCATTAGGCAATTCCTCTATTCGATACATCACGGTAAAGTTTCGCAAGGAAGGCAGAGTAATTTTTGGAGAAGATCGAGTAGATTATTCAAAGAGGGTTTATGCAGTTGAAGGTCCGTTTGATTCTATATTTTTGGACAATGGTATTGCTTTGGCAGGGTGTGAACTCGCTGAAGCCACAAGATTATTTTCTGATTGTGTCATTGTTTATGATAATGAACCTCGCAATCCTGAAATTGTGGCAAAGGTGGAAATCGCCATTGATCGAGGGTACACGGTATGTGTGTGGTCTCCCGAAGTAAGAGAAAAAGATATAAATGATATGGTGCTGGCAGGAAAAAGTCCTGCTGAAATTAAAGAAATAGTAGACGATTGTTCGTGTAGTGGTTTAGTTGCTAAAATGAAATTTACCAAATGGAGAATGCGATAATGAGTGAGAAAGAAAAACATCTGCAATACTTATTGAATTATTGTTTCACAGCTTTAGAATATATTGGCGAAATAGATAAGAAATTATTAAAGAGAGCAAAACAATATGCAGAAGATTCCACAGGTGTGCAAATTGATAGTTTCGAATTAAAAGATGTTGATGAAATCGAAGAAGATACGGTAGACGATTTGCTGTTCACAGACGAAGAGGAAACCGATGACGAATGATGAATACGAACTCAATCCTATACACGATTTTTGCAACACATCTGTTAATAAATTATTGCTAGATCGTATATCAGAGATGCCGATAGAAGAAAGACTTGATGGTGTGATCTATTCGCAAATGTTTTCTTTTTGGTCAGAAGTTCAAGCAACACTTACAATGGCAAAAAAAGAAATAGTGGAACTCAAAGAAAAAATAAAGGAATTAGAAAAAAATGCATAAAGAATCTGTACTCGATAAAGGATTTGTTCAATATGTTTCTCATATGGGAAACGATCTTACTGTTGCAAATGCTGCAAGAGTTTCTTTCAACAAAGAAAGTGAATGGGATATTGATCAAGTTGCTGAACAAAGATTAATTAGCAGCAAGTCTGATTATAATCCTGCTGATCTTCGTATTCTTTCACAAAAAGACACTAAACTAATTCAATATCTTGCAAAGCATAATCATTGGACTCCTTTTGCTCATCCTCAAATTACATTACGAGTAAAAGCACCAATTTCTATTCGCACTCAACTTTTCAAACATAAAGTAGGATTTTGTGAAAATGAAATATCACGCAGATATGTTTCTGATGATCCAGAGGTTTATATTCCAAAATGGAGAGGCAAACCAACAACAGGAGCAAAACAAGGAAGTGAAGGATTTATTAATGATGATTATATGATTGGTAGAGAGTATACAGAATGTATTGAGAAGTCTTTGAACACATATAATAATTTAATTAAAGACGGAGTGGCGCCCGAACAAGCACGATTTGTGTTACCACAAGGAACATATACCGAATGGTGGTGGACAGGAAGTCTTGCTGCCTATGCAAGAGTATGTAAACTTCGTAAAGATTCTCATGCACAATGGGAAGTACAACAATATGCAGAAGCGTTTTCAAAAATTATTGCTCCATTGTATCCAATGAGTTGGTTGGCTTTGACTAATTAGAACGCACATACATACAAGCAGGAAACCTATACTGAATGTCTGATTCGACTCACGATTCTGATTTTCCAAAACCCTCTAAAATTTCTAGCGGTGAGTTTTCTTATGGAAGTGTATTCTCGTTAATATGTGAAATACGAGGCAGCAAATACAATATAGGAGACAAATTTATATTAGTCGAGCAAGAAGATTGCACAGATCCTAATATATTAAAGTTGGGGGGAGTCGGGGAAAGATATTTTATAGATTCCACAGGTACTGGATTGATCATTCATGCAAATGATACAACCATAGATTCTATTTTTTGCCATGTACCTGAAACTATCATAGTCGAGCATAAACCCGATCCGATTATTACTGAATCTGTGTTATCAGAATTTAAAGAAAATATAGAAAAATCTTTTTTAGAGATAAAGAATTTAATAGAAATAAAGGGAAATACAGGAGATAGAGGCGAACAAGGACTTCCTGGACAAAATGTTTATGTTGAAGAAGGAACAGGAAGTATTATCTCAAAAGGAGAGAGAGGCGAGAGGGGAGAAAAAGGAAATGATGGAGCAAGAGGAGTTCCTGGCATACAAGGAAAAGATGGAATTAAAGGTGATCGTGGATTAAAAGGAGATATGGGAGAGAGAGGAATCTTTGGTCCAAAGGGAGATATGGGACAACGAGGAGTTGCTGGACCAAAAGGAGACAAAGGAATACAAGGATTAAGAGGGGAAACAGGAGCAATTGGACTAAAAGGAATTCAAGGAGAAAGAGGGTTACAAGGATCTACTGGTTCTTCTGGAGTTATTTCTGCTAAATTTCCACTAGTTTATAATGAAAAAGAAAAATCTATTTCTATAGATGAAACTAGATTAGATGCAATATTAAAAAATATATTAGGAGGAGGAAGAGTATCGGCACAGGATATGGGATGGTTTGCTTCTACAGGTGGTGGTGGAAAAGTTGCAATAAAGTACAATGGAGAGGCAATTACTCCAGATGTTCGTGACATAGATTTTACTGGATCTGGTGTTGCATCAGTTACAAAAATAGGCGGAAAGGTAACAGTAAATATTACTGGTGGTGGAGGTTCTGGTGCTACAGGTGCAACAGGTTCACAAGGTGCAACAGGAAATCCTGGAGCAACAGGAAATCCTGGAGCAACAGGAAATCCTGGAGCAACAGGAAATCCTGGAGCAACAGGAAATCCTGGTCCAGATGGAGGCGCAACAGGTGCAACAGGTTCACAAGGTGTTCAAGGAAACACAGGTGCAACAGGAGCAACAGGTTCACAAGGTGTTCAAGGAAACACAGGTGCAACAGGTGCAACAGGTTCACAAGGTGTTCAAGGAAACACAGGTGCAACAGGTGCAACAGGTTCACAAGGTGTTCAAGGAAACACAGGTGCAACAGGAGCAACAGGTTCACAAGGTGTTCAAGGAAACACAGGTGCAACAGGAGCAACGGGCGATATAGGTGCAACAGGAGTAACAGGAGCAACAGGTTCACAAGGTGTTCAAGGAAACACAGGTGCAACAGGTGCAACAGGTGCAACAGGAGCAACAGGTGCAACAGGTGCTACAGGTTCACAAGGTGTTCAAGGAAACACAGGTGCAACAGGTGCTACAGGTTCACAAGGTGTTCAAGGAAACACAGGTGCAACAGGTGCTACAGGTTCACAAGGTGTTCAAGGAAATACAGGAGCAACAGGTGCTACAGGTGCAACAGGTTCACAAGGTGTTCAAGGAAACACAGGAGCAACAGGTGCTACAGGTTCACAAGGTGTTCAAGGAAACACAGGTGCAACAGGTGCTACAGGTTCACAAGGTGTTCAAGGAAATACAGGAGCAACAGGTGCTACAG